CGTACGGACGTTTTGCAGAAGGCGCAGCTGAGACAGCCGCAGTCAAATTTGAGCGCATACGCATTGCAACCGACGAGGCAAAAGAGTCAATCGGTGCAGCTTTATTGCCAATCGTTGAGGAATTGTCGGACTATGTTTTAAGTACAGTCGTACCCAATTTGGAGTCATTTATAAATGCCCTTACTGGTCAAGGCAGTTTAACCGAGGCAACAGAAAACGGCACAGACGGTGCGTTCAAGTTTGGTGAGCAAATCAAAAAGATAATCAAAACGGTCATTGATCTTAAAGACGAATTGTTAATCGTAGGCGGTGTTTTGGCAGGTTTGTTTGTTGTATCAAAAATTAGTGCTGCCGTTATGGCTACAATTTCTTTGATTAAAACAGTCATTACCGCATACAACGCCTTGAAGGCTGCATCAATTGTTGCAGGTGTAGCCTCATACTTTGCACTTAATCCATTGGCAGGTGTTGCCGCAGTGGCAATTGCAGCGGCAGTTTTGGCAGGTGCAAATGCTTTGGCAAACAGAGGTAACGTTGATACCAGCGGTTTGGGTCTTACTGGTAGCGGCGGTTTCTCAGGAACAATGCCAAATGGTCAATCATTTGGTATGCCAACAGGAAAAAGTATTGGGGCTTCACTTCCGGAAAATGTGGTTGAAACAAATTGGAAAGGCGAAGTCACAAAGGTTAACGGCGTGGCTGTTGCCTCAGAAAAGGCTGCGCAAGCTGCGTTGGGTATAACTAATTTTAACGCTGGACAATTTAAGGTTGCAGAAAGTGCCAGCATGGCAAGCCCAACAATTAACTTGACAGTTAACGGTGCAATTGACAAAGAAGGCACAGCACGGACAATTGTCCAAACACTTAATGACAGCTTTTATCGAGGCACGACTGGTGCTGGTGCTTTAGTCTCATGAGTCAGTGGTCGCCTGTTTGGCTAGTAGAGATCGACGGCGCAGCTTACACAAACGCTGTTTTGGCTAACCTGTCAATCACGTCAGGTCGAACAAACATTTACGAGCAAGCGCAAGCAGGTTACGTCAATTTACAGCTGTTGGACGTCGATCAAACAGCAATACCAGTTAACATCAACAGCAGCATCAGCGTGCAAGTAAAAAATACGTCAGGCACATTTGTCCCCATTTTTGGCGGCACAGTCGTGGACATTGCCTTAGAGGTGCGCGACGTTGGCAGCACAATGTTTACCCAGACATACAGCATTACAGCACTTGGGGCATTGTCGCGTTTGCCAAAGGCTTTAACCAATGGCGTGCTTTCCAAAGATTTTGACGGCGATCAGATTTATGAGGTTTTGTCTGGTGTTTTGCTTAGTACATGGGCGCAAGTTCCAGCAGCTTTAACATGGGCAACCTACAACCCAACAACGACGTGGGCGACAGCAGGCAACACTGGTCTTGGTGAAATTGACCGCCCTGGTGATTATGAACTAGCGGCTAGGTCTAGCCAGCGAACAGACGTTTATTCATTGGTAGCAGCATTAGCGACCTCTGGTCTTGGATACATTTATGAGGACGCACAAGGTCGCATTTCATACGCTTCTGGATCACACCGCGCACAGTATTTGGCAACAAACGGCTATGTGCAATTGTCAGCAAACAACGCACGCGCAGCTGGCATACGCATTGAAATTAGAGCAGGCGACGTACGCAATAACATCACCATTAAATACGGCGCAACCAGCAGCTCAGAGCAATCAGCTAGTGATGCCACATCAATTGCCCAATACGGCGATTTGGCTCAGATCATAAGCACGACCCTGCATAACTCAGCAGACGCGACCCAACAAGCCAATTTCTATTTGGCATTACGCAAAAATCCACAGCCGATCTTTAGCCAGATTACTTTTGACCTGACAAACCCAGAGCTAGACAATGCTGACCGTGACGATCTCATTAACGTATTTATGGGTGAAGCAATAGCGATTAACGATTTGCCGTTAAACATGGGCGCAATCTTTCAAGGCTTTGTGGAGGGCTGGTCATTTCAAGCCTCTTATAACCAATTGTCCGTCACACTCAATTTGTCGCCAACCGCCTACTCGCTCAGCTCGTTAGCGTGGGACGACATTTCAGCTGCATTTACTTGGTCGGGCGTGTCGTCAACACTCGACTGGGAGCATGCGACAATAGTCACTTGACAAGGAGAAAAACATGGCAAACCCAACAACAAACTTTAACTGGCAAATGCCAACGTCCACTGACTTGGTCACGGACTTACCAGCAGACTTTGAGGTTTTTGGTCAAGCTGTCGACACAGCCTTTGTCGATCTTAAAGGCGGCACGACAGGTCAAATTCTATCCAAAGCCTCAGCCACAGATTTAGATTTCACATGGATCACAAATGACGTTGGTGACATAACAGCTGTTACGGCTGGCACAGGTCTGACTGGTGGTGGCACAAGCGGGTCAGTCTCTTTAGCATTTGATTATGCAGTAGGAAACCAAGCAATTGAAAATGCTCAGACAGGTACGACGTACACACTGGTAGCAGCTGACGCAGGCAAAATGGTGACATTGACAAATGCCTCAGCAATCACTTTGACAATACCTACAAACGCCAGCGTTGCGTTTCCTGTTAACACTCGCATTGACTTGTTGCAATACGGTGCAGGTCAGGTCACAGTCGGTGGTGCTGGTGTAACAATTAACTCATCAGGTGCAAAACTTAAATTGACAGGTCAATACTCAGGTGCATCATTGTGGAAAAAAGCCACTGACACATGGGTACTTATTGGAGATTTAACGTCGTGAGTCCGCTTAGAGGCATTGGTTTTAATAAATTTGTTGTATTGCCTACGGTTACAGGTGGAACGTTAACTAATGACGGAACTTATTATTACCGAACATTTACAGCTAGCGGCACTTTAGGTATTAGCGGGGCTACATTGACATTTGATCGATTAGTCATTGCAGGCGGCGGTGGCGGTGGTGGTGGTATTTCCTATGACATGGCTGAATTTGTTGAAGGTGGCGGTGGTGGTGGCGGTGGTGTCCAATACACAACTGGTGTCACTGGAAACACAAATTTGACAGTTACCATTGGCGGCGGGGGCGCAGGTGGTTCAGGGGGCAACGTTGGCACAAATGGTGTGAATTCATCTTTAGGCGCAACAACTGCCACAGGCGGCGGTGGTGGTGGTGGTAATACGTCAGGTAATAATGGTGGTTCAGGCGGCGGTGGTAGTGCTTTCGCCAGTTCCGTCGAAAGTGTATCTGTTGGCTACGCTGGCGGCACTGGAACATCAGGACAAGGTTCTAATGGTGGTTCAGGTTTTTCATCTGGAACATCAGGCACGACCGTGAAAGGTGGCGGTGGTGGTGGTAGAGGCGCAGTGGGTACAACTGCCACATCAGGAACAAATGGTATCGGCGGAAACGGTACTGCTTATTTTTTATCAACTTACGCAGGCGGCGGTGGCGGTGGGTCTAAGAATTCAGGTTCAGCAGCAGGCGGTTCAGGCGGCGGTGGTGCTGGTGGGTCTAATGCTGCTGGCACCGCTGGCACGGCTAACACTGGCGGTGGCGGTGGTGGGTCAGGTGCGAACACAACCAGCAATCCACAAACAGTAAGTCGAGCAGGCGCAGCTGGTGGTTCAGGCGTTGTTGTTGTGCGTTATCTAATGACAGCGGTGGCATGATGAGTCATTGGGCAGAGCTAGACGAAAACAATGTGGTCTTACGCGTTTTGGTTGGCGATAACAACGACCCAGCAGGTGACGAAGGTTATCAATGGTTAATTGACAACCTTGGCGGTCGTTGGGTGCAGACTTCATACAATGCAAACTTTCGTGGTGTTTATGCAGGCATTGGTTTTACATACGACGAAGCAAACGACGTGTTTGTTGAGCCACCAATTAAAGATAGGACAAAAGATGTCGAGTTATCCTGACGGCACAAATGCGCGGTTGATCGAGGTAGCCGCAGCTGAGGTTGGCACAATTGAGGAAGGCGACAACCTGACCAAGTACGGCAAATTTACAAAGGCAGACGGTTTGCCGTGGTGTGGCAGTTTTGTTATGTGGTGTGCGGCGCAAACTGGTGTCAAGATACCTAACGTGGTTAGCACAGCAGCAGGTGCGCATAAATTTAAGGAAATGCAGCGTTGGTCAACAATGCCGCAGCTTGGCTATTTGGCTTTCATGGACTTTCCACACGACGGCATTGACCGCATTTCTCACATTGGCATTGTCGTTGGACTTATTGACACAAAGACCTGTTTAACCATTGAAGGCAACACGTCTGGGACAGGCGATCAACGCAATGGTGGCATGGTCATGGTCAAGGTTAGATCGTATGGAGAAGGAAAAGAGATAGTCGGTTTTGGCATACCAAAATTTGTGCCATACAAGGGCGAGTTTCCAAAGGTAGATGCACCAGCTGCAAAAGCAGCGGCAGTCAAAAAGGAGAGCAAAAAATGGAACAAGCAAAAGCCGTAGCAGCCTCATGGGCACGCTCATTTATGGCAGCAGCACTTGCCTTATACATGGCAGGCGTGACTGACCCAAAGACATTGGCAATGGCAGGTGCGGCAGCTGTTGCGCCAGTGATCTTGCGCTGGCTTAATCCAAATGACAAAAGTTTTGGCAACTTGGGGAAGTAGCCAGAAACTTGCGGCGGCAGGGTTGGTTTGGGCACTTGCACTAATCCTGTCCGCTTGCGGGTATCAAGGCTGGACGCGCTATGAGTGTCAAGAATTCGACAACTGGTCAAAGGCGGAGTGTCAGAAACCGCAATGCCTCCCAACTGGAACATGCACTGACGACCTACTTGGCATTGACCCGTGATAAGCCAGCACGTCGCAAATCACCAGAGGAAATACACGCGCAGTTAATCCTAATTATTGGGGCAACACTAGCTGCGGTGTTTTTAATCGTTACCGTTGGCATTACCTATGCACTGATCTTTGTCACACAGCCAATTGGGGCACAAGCACCCAATGACGCTGCATTTATAGACTTGCTCAAAACACTGGCAATCTTTCTGACAGGTTCGCTAGGCGGTGTGCTGGCTGGCAATGGACTCAAATCCAAGTCAAAGCCACAGGACACGCCGACAAATACGCAAGGTTCTTGACCGCGCGCCGATCATGCGTCACCCTGAGTTCAGGTGGTAACACTTACCGCCTAGAAATCGGGAGAATTCTAAATGGTACTTGATCTATTAGACCCAGAGACTTTGGGTCGTCTGGTTGGCGTAATCTTTCTTATGGTGCTTGGCGGCGCAGCTGGCTATGCCAAAGGGTTTAAGGAAGGCAAGCGCGAAGGCATGGCACGTCGTAAAGCGATCAGCCGTCACATTTCAAACAAGGTGGCTGACTAATGGCATTTTTGGATAATTACGAAGGCAACAAAGAGCGCACAGACCGCTGGAATTCAACGTACCCAGAAGGTCGTTTGCAAGCACACATTGTCGAGTTCAATGCTGAGAAAGGCTACATACTCGTACAGGCTAAGGCTTGGCGCAATCAGTCAGAGATTGAGCCAGCAGGCATTGATTACGCATACGGCTTTGTAGCTGCTTACAACCCAAACATGAAACGCTGGTTTGTCGAGGACACGACGACCTCAGCTTTGATGCGCGTCATGGCGTTGGTTATGGGCGGGACAGAAAAGGCTACGCGCGAAACAATGGAACAGGTCGAGAAGCTATCAACAAAGGTTGCCACAGCTGATGTCAAGGCTGATTATGATTATTGGACAACAAAGCATGGTGACGTGCCTAGTTACGCCACAGCAGCAGAAGCCGAGCAATCAGGCATACCGTCGCTTGGTTCATCAATTGACGAGATCGCAAATCAATTGGGCGGTCAACTGGTCGAGGAAAAGCCACGCTGCGAGCATGGCACACGCGTGTGGAAAACAGGCGAGTCAGCCAAAACAGGTAAAGCTTGGGGCGGTTTCTTTTGCACTGAGAAAGCCAAAGCAAATCAGTGTGAGCCTGTCTGGTATCAATTAGGCAGCACCGGACAATGGGTGGTGCGTTTGCCATGAGTGATTACATGGAAATGATCGACGTCAAAACAATGACGTGCAAGCTGCTTTGCAATGGTGAAGTGATCGCCGAGTACAAAGTAGAGCAGTGTGATAAATGCTCACAGATTACAAAGCTTGACTCATTTGGCTACCAAAAAGGCTATGACAAACACGAAAAGGTTATTTGGTTTTGCGGTGGTTGCCGTTGAAAATCAAGCTCACAGCAAATGAAATGTGTGTGTGCATGGTTGCAGCTGTCAAGATCACCAGCGACAAGGGCGACTTGTTAGAGTCAAAAGGTCATTACAACGAAACATCATTTATGACTTATCTGGCAGAGTTAGCAGAGTCAATTGGTAGCGAGTGGGCAGTAGCAAAATACTTTGGTTTGCCATTTGACCCATTTGAGGACAAAGGCAAAGTCAAGGCTGATGTTGGCGCAGCTATTGAGGTGCGCTGGACAAAGTATGAGCTGGGTCAGCTGATCGTCTATGAGTACGACAGACCAAACGACATTGCCGTGCTCGTAACAGGCACAGCACCCAATTACTACATAGCAGGCTGGATACCAGTCGCAATGGCGCAGAAGCCACGATACCGACACACTAAGCAACCGACTTGGTGGGTCACACAAATTAACCTGCAACCTATTGAGAATTTGAGGAAATCCAACTATGGATCAAGTGCAATTTGAGTGCCGAATTTGCAAAAAGGTAACGAGGCAGCTGGTACATAAGATCACAGACAACCTGCCACAAGGCGTCGAGGTTATTCAATGCACCAAGTGTGAGGTTATGGGTGTTGCCCAGATAGGAGGCACAGATGCCGACGTATGAGTACAAATGCGTAGCCTGCAACATCAGCTACGAGATCACGGAAAAACTAGCTGAACACACAACACCGTATTGCTGCGGGTTTATGATGCAACAGATTTACGGTGCGCCAGCCATTGTGTTCAAGGGTAAAGGTTGGGCGGGTAAGTCATGAAGTTATCCACAGATGTTATCCACAGGGTGTGCGCAACGCCCAAGAGTACGCTCAATAACCTGTTAAACTTGACAGTGTTGGTACGCTGGTTTCGCTTGAAGCGAGCCGCTGAGGCGGGTAGCTCGCAAGGGCGCAATCGGCTAATGGGCAAGGTCTATGCCATTGCGGCATTGCTTTCAATAACGACAACTCTTGAAGCAAGTGCAGCTAACTATTCAATAGATCACTTAAAGCTTTATTCTCACAGTCGTTTGCTAGATTACAAAGAGTTCCAGTGTTTCAATAAGATCATTACCAAAGAAAGTCGCTGGTCTTACACAGCTCGTAATGGCTCACACTATGGACTGGGACAAATGAAATCAAAGCACTACCGTGACCTTGACCCATTTAGGCAGATAGATGCCACAATCAAGTACATAACAATCCGTTATCAAACGCCATGCAAAGCGTGGGCATTTCATCAAGAGAGGAACTATTACTGATGAGCAGTGCATTGCAGGGTAATGGCAGTACAACCAAATGGCGAAAGATAAGGCTACGCATACTGCAACGTGACGGTTATGTTTGCCAGATGTGTGGAGTTGAGGAAGCAAACAGTGTTGATCACATAGTGCCAAGAGCTGCTGGTGGCAGTGATGATGAGTGGAACTTGCAAACATTGTGCACTAGCTGCAATTCAAGCAAAGGCGGGCGTTTTTTTATTGTGCCTAAGACAC